GATGGAGGCGTTCGCATAGTCACGATCACGGTTCTCCATGAAGAGCGGGTCTTGGATGTTGTCAAGACGAGTTGCTTGGAAGTCGAACAGCTCCAGCTTCTCGACAACCCAGTTGTTGCCCGTTAGGGAGCCGCTGAATTGCAGAGGGACAATGCGCCAGTAACGGGAAGCAGATGACTGCTTCAGACCAATGAGCACCACTGGAACGTCAGGCACGTTCACGACATCAACGCGATACCAATCGAGTTCGACCTGAGCCGAGAACATATCACCTGCAACAAACGCGGTTGAACCTGCGGTGATCGTGAAAGATCCGCGTGGTGAGTTGTACTGTGTGCCAACAGTGGCCACGCCAAGGAGCTCAGTGCCAGAGGAAGACGTGTACATCACCTGGAAGGTGGAGACAGTCAGCGCAACTGCCATGAAGATGCCAGGCTTGGAGTCGTAGCCTTGCAAGTAACCGCCAAGAGAGCCGTTGCCCGTACCCGTGAACTGCACCTTCAGCGGATCGATGCGGTAACCACCTTCAGAACGGTCGATGCGGATCTGGCGAACACGAGTAGCAGACACCGCGCCTTGAGTGAGTCGGATCGTTGTGATGTGCTGAGCAGCAGCAACACCTGGGCCATTCTCTGGTTGACCATAGGAGGTCAGGCGAATACCGAAATCGTAGCCAATGTAGGCAGGTGTCGAGGTAACTGCAAGGCCTGCCTCGACACTGGTCCATGCAGTGGCTAGAGCATCGAAGGCATTTGCTGGGGCACCGCTTGAAGCGATCGCTTGGCCTTGGCCAGTGAGGTCGATCAGCTTTCCTTGCTCATGCACGCCGAGCAGCTTGAAGACATTGACAGGAGCACCAGAGATACTGAGCGCTTCGGCGGCCAGACTTTCCTGGTAGTCTGTCTCAGGAACCGCACACTCGCCCTGTGTGATCTTCATGTCGCCGATGCAAAGCTCGGGCGGGTTGTATGGATTGGCTGGAGCCGTAGGAGTGGCGGGCAGGCCACCATTTGGCTGGGTGTTGAGAGTACCAGCACCGTCTGGGCAGTTTGTGATTGGGAGCTTTGGAACTGTCATGCGATTGGATCCGTGATAACGCATTGACCTCTATCATTCACCATGACATTGGCTCCATGCAAATCTGTTTGCGATTGTTTAGACAGAAAGCGGGTGATCTCAGCTAGATCTTTGTCCTTAGTATTGGCAGCGACTGTTGCCCAATCTTCAGGGTCCCAGCCCTCAAAGTCCAATGTCTGGTGACGATCGTCGCGTTCTCGTTTCAAGCCGGCAATCTGTTCCTTGCTAATGGTGTCAGGAGCAAACGATTCCAGGCTTACATAGTAGCAGAATTTCTTCAACTGTCTTTCAGTAACGTGCTTGAGTTTCTCCATGAACACGAGACCAATCTCACGTTTCTTTTCATCCGTAAGATACCGCACATCAGCAATCTTGGGCACGTATGCATTGTCCTGGTGCGCAAGCGCCCATGTCAGATACCGCTTGTAGGCACGATCGACCTTTGGATTGAAGACCTTCACCGCCATGTTGCCATAAGCCGGAGATTGGAAGACCCCCGCATAGTAACCTTTCCCGAGGAGCTTGGGAAAGCCGTCAGCAATCATGCGCTTGATGTACTGTCGCGCAGACTCTTCAACCAGAAGCTCACGTACCTGCATGTCAGCCCATCAAGAATGAGACGTTGCCCTTGCCCACCAGACCACCGTACTCGTAGTTGAGCAACTCTTCCTTCAACTCGGTCATATCTTGGCGTGCTTCTGCGATCAGCATTTCACCGTTAAGGTTGATTGGACCGTTGGCACCTGGGGTACCTGAGCTGAACTTCGAACGAATCAAGCCGAGTTGCATCTTGCATTCAGCAAGTGCCCAGTTCTGCATGTACTGCTTGCAGTAACGATCAAGCAGGAGTTCCTGTTCAGTGCGTTCCATGTAGCACTCGAGAATGACCTTCTCACTGCGGGCGATACGACGAGTGATCATAAGCTCACGTGATGGCTCATCCCACAGGAATGTCAGATCGCCAGCAAAGATCCGCTGGAAGTCCTCAGACAGCGAGTGCATCATGTGGATGGACAGGATGTCGGTGTAGCCTGACGAGTAGTACTGGTTCAGGAACGTCTGGAAGTAGATGTTGCTGTCCCAGTTCAGGGAGTTGGCACCAAGGATGTTCAGGCGGTGGATCTTGTTGACAGCAACGATGCGATCAGTTCCATCGGTGGCCGAGTTCAGGTAGTAAAGCTGCTGACCTTCCATGACCGTGTACATCACGTACTTCATCGTGTAGGCAGCGTCTGACAACTGGCGGTAGTTGTCGAGTGCATTGTCGATGGCGACGTTGAATTGTTCTTCCTTCAGTTCGACGCACTGCACTGGCCAACCCAACTGGGTCTTCAGAACCTTGATGAGACGCAGACGTTCATCGTAGGAACCGTCCGTGCCAATGGCGATCTTGTCGGAGGATGGTGTGCCCTGTTGGTCTGTGTTCGCTTGGATCCAAGTGGAACCATTGAAGACATTCAGCACACGAGTCGAGGTGTTGTAGAAAAGCTGGCCCAAATACGGTGCAGCCAGCGGTACCGACTCAGCGTAGATCGCAGTCGTGAAAGCAGGCGTCAGCGGCGGCTTGTTGTACAGAGAGTTGGCCGATGTCGGGTATACCCAAGAACTGCCATCCCAGTACTGCGCGCGCTGCAGTGAGAAGTTCCAAATGAAGTCACCAACGGCTGGGGTCTCTGGCACTTTGATGACACCAGCAACCTTGCCCAGTGGAATCCATGTTGGGCCTGGAGCCATGAATGAGAGATTCGTGGCATCACAGGTGATCCACGTAGTGCCGTTAAAGACCTTCAACTGGTTCAGGGCGGTGTAGAAGTAGACCTGACCGAGAGTACCTGGATTGTAGGGGCCTGAGAGAATGGCATCTGCGCGGGTTGGGATCCATTGCGAACCGTTCCAATACTGGACCAAGTTCATGCCCTTGTCGTGGTAGACAAAGCCAGGAGATGGGGAGGTTGGTGCTTCAGGCAGGGATGGGATGTTCCCAGTGTAGGACGAACTGTCCTTCTCAACGCGAGATGCTTCTAGCGGATAGGACTGAATGCCGATTGGGTAGTACTGAAGAACGTTCGTGCAAGCATGAACAGACGCGTAGTAGAGAGTGTTCGCGACCGTGTTGGTGATCGTGACAGTGAATGACGATTTGCCGGTGTTGAGGTCCGCCACACCTGGCAACGGGCTGTTGAGAATGCCGGAGTAGAATCCAACGACATGAGCACCGTCTAAACCTTCGATGCGAGAAGCAGGGACAGCCAAATCTGTGCTGGCAGTGTACTGCGTGCCATCATCTGGATAGTTGACAGAACTAACCGCCTTGTCATTGATCGTGATGACTGCGCCATCAACTGTCTCGAGAACTGTCGGGTAGGTGACAGTGAGAGCGATCGTGGTTGGTGTTGGACGGGAGATGGCCAGCGTGAACTGCCGAGCCTCAATCCAAAGGTCGTGGGTTGTTTTTGCTGTGAGATCTGATGCGGCCATGGAAGTTCCGGTGACGGTTGTGCCAGATCCTATTTATGGTCCACCTGCCTCCCGTCGGCCGTAAATAGGCCCATGCAATATCCATTCACACTCCACACCTTCCGACCCACAGAGACGATCGATGCCGTCATCAGGTTGAAGGGGCGCCACAGCTTAACGCACAATGAGCTTGCTCACATGCGTGTTATTTTCAACGAACTGAATGGGCGGGTGGTGCCTAGGCCAGGAATGACCTACAAGATCCCACTTCCGATGGAAGTCACCGACGATTACGGCAACGTGATCGATCTTCCGAAGCCAGAGCTGCCAGTGGATGAGTCGATTAACGCCCTAATCGACTCACCGGATGAGTCGATTATCGTGGCTCCTCCGCCAGTCGTAGAGGCGCCCAAAGCAGAGGACCCGCCGAAGCGGGTCCGTGTCAAGCCAGTGTTGCAGGTCTTTACTTGAGGGCTTCAGCCTTGATGGCGTTGGAAATTTCCTGAAGCATCTGAAGCCGGTTTGTGGTAAACCGGCCCATTGCATCGACCTGCAGATTGACCATTGATTGGCCCATGAGAGCTCGGTACCAGATCACGGTCCATCCAATACACCGATCATCGATTTCCTCGATGAACGCTGCAATCCCCACGCGTGTTGGCTCAATCTCGACACGACCGCTCATGGCCACAACGAGACAATCCTTGTAGAGCCGAGTCGCCACGTTCACAGGTGCACGTAGATTCTGCTGCGCCATCGCCGTTGTGGCGACACACAGTAGAAGCCCAGCTAGGATTGGTTTCATGCCGCCAGCTGTTCAGGCGTCATTGGCCGCTTCTTGTACTCGACAGGCAAATTGCCGACTGCCTCGAAGCGCAGCGGCTTGATGTGCTTGTCGCAGTTGAAGCCGAGGTGAGAGCCAGTCAGCGACAGAAGTTCCGTCGTTGCTTCTTCTTCACATGGCGGAACGCAGGGAGCGGTGCACTTCATGACAGCACGCTCCGCACGATCTTGGCGATGTTGTAGGCATCATCGCAGCCGTTGTGGTGCTTGCCTTCCAGCTTCTCGCCGATCTTGGCCAGCATGCGGTCCATGCCCATCTCGCGGTCCAGCTTGTGCTTCAGCGCGAACATCGTCTTGATGTTCATGTGGGCACGCATGTAGGCGAACGGGTTGGCATCGCGCCGAACGCCGTACAAGCCGCCGAGACTGGCCTTGCCGTCACAGCCGAGCTTGACACGGTCGTACTCGCCGCAGGAGAACCACACGTGGTTCTTGGTGATGCCGTAATCCTTGGCGATCGCCTCGAGGGTGGCATGGATATCGGCGCCGCCGTCCACGTCTTCTTGTGTCCAGCCCGTCAGCTTCGTGCAGAAGGGGGTCACCTTCGTGTACTTCGGCGTGACGACATAGCCCGACGGATCGAGGATGTT